GCTTAATATATGGACAGGTGACAGTTACTTCATCACACATATTAATTATATCAATACAATTTTGTCTTACCTCTTCATTGTCAAATGCATGTTTGAATTTATTATAGTCTGGAATTTCTTCTTTAAAAACAACGTCATCAACTTCATATATAAGTTTAAAGCCTCGTTCTTGTTGTATGCTTTTGAGGTGTTTAATAAACGCCTTTTGTGATGACGAAGCTTGGCGTTGTACCTTTACAGCTTTAACATTGTGATAAAATCTAGAATCACCAACCATTGCAGTAAGTGAGTGTGAGACTCCTCTACCTGATGCGTTAATAACTTGCTCCGGCCATAAAATACGCCAATGACCACACCCACTCAAGTCAGCCAGATAATTAATATATCTTGGTAAACTATTCTCCTTTGGCTGTGACAGTCTTACGGGTTTATTAGTATTACCACCAACTGGTGGCGAGGCAAATGGTTGTGCAAAAGGGCCAGGATTAGGATTAATCATTTAATATAATTAGTTTAAAGTTCTAGGTAATCAACACGCTTAGTTATACCATTTGTTTTCTCTAGATATATAACATCACCGGTAGCTGCTTTAATAGACTCTTTACGGTGCGATATAACAATTGAGCATTCATTTAGCTCTTCAACACGCTCTTGTAGTATTTCTGTTATGAGTTCAATACCCTTCTCGTCAAAAGAAGAGTCAAATAACTCGTCATATATTGCAATGTTATAACTTACACCGCCTTGCATACGTCTAATATCAGAGAATGTAAATAGACAAGCTAAATCAATTGACTTACGTTCAGCACCAGAAAAGTTAAAGTATGAACATACCTTACTCTTCTCATTTAATATTTCTTCTTCAAAATATTCATTAAATATACAAATTGAGTTAGAATCAAGTTTACGTAAATAGTGCATCATTTTGTTATTAAGTAAATCTAATAACTTTTGTACAATATATGATTTAACACCTTCTTCTGAAACAACATATTTTACGATATCTAGTTTTGATATTTTATCCCTATACTCCTTTATCTTATTACTTGCAGTATCTATTCTACTAGTAGTCTCATCAATAAGTATATCAAAGTCCGTCTGTAAACTCTTAACAATCTCTAAATCTACTTTTAGTTCTTCTTGCCACTTTGCTAGTTGCTCAATTCGCTGAGCTATATTCTTTTGCTTTTGCTGTAAGACTTTAGTTTCAGAAATTTTGTTGTTATTAACACTAATGTTATTTTGAATTTTTTGCTTTACATCTTTTACCTTTACTAGTGATGAATGTATATCCTTGACATTATCTACCATTTCATCTATAGAGGACTTAAGTTGCTGCTTTTCCTTTTCAATATTATCTAGGTCATGATCTTCAATCGGCCTTAGACAAACAGGACATGTATCTTCTTCTGTACCGATCTTTAATATCTGTTCTTTCTTATGGTTGATCTTAGCTTTTTCCGCACTAATAATAGAGATATACTCACTTATTTTATCATCACACGTTCTAAGCTGGCCTTGTAATGTATCACCCTTTACCTCTAAGTCATTTATACTTGCATATTCTAGAGAGTTAGATTGACTAGTTAGATCTTCTATTTCTAAAGTATTGTTTTTTTGCCTATCTAAGTACGTTTGCTTTTTTTCTTTACGTCTTGTTAAGGTAAGGTCTTTTTGATCATTATAATTTTTAAGACTGTTTTCAATTTCTTCATACTTTACCATTTCAGTATCATAGTCCCGCTTTATCTCATTATATTCTGACCTAAGCATTGAAAGCATTTGACTGAATACCTCCATACCGAAAATATCTTCAATAAATTTACGCTTTTCAATCTTATTTTTTGCCATAAATGGCGTTGCGTTATTTACTGTCATTATAACACAGTTTTTAAATATAGAAGGTGAGGCACTTATAACACTACATATATATTTTGTAGTGTTAGAAATACTATCTCTTGTCTTATCTTCTCCATTCTTATATATGAACACCTTCGACGGTCCAAGTGTACGTATAATTTTATAGTTATCACTACCTATTGTGGTAGTAACATCAAAGTCTAACTCTACGTGTGTTTTACCACCTGTTATATTATTAACTATAAGATCCTTTTTAATCTCGCGAAGAGTCTCGCCGAATATAGCAAAATACAAAGCATCAGCAACTGTACTTTTACCGATTGCATTACGTCGATCAGGCTTATCTTTATTTTTACCGGTTATAACGTGTAAGCCTTTGCTAAACTCAACCGTTACAGGCTCTTCACCTATAGATAAAAAATTTTGTGCTGATAATTTACTAAAGTTTACACTCTTCATATAGATCTACTGTATAATCAATTATACTATCCACATTATCAATATCAAGCATATTTACAAACTCAGTTATAGCTTGTTTAATATCAATGCCTGATAAATCTTCTTTTTGTTCCGTATTAGACAGTATACGGTTAAAGTTTATATCATAATCGATTGTAATGGATTCAGGCTTTAGCCTATTGAGCACATTATGCAATATATCCATATCTTGTTGTGATATATTCATATCAATTTTCAGCTTAATAAAATTATTCAAAAACATATCCTTAATACGTAAGGTTATATTTCCTTCTTCAACTAATTCACTTAGCAATACCTTTTTATATTTTGGAGATATATTATTTTGTGTAAAATTATACTCCATTGTGTCTAGATCTAAAGTATAAAAGCCTTTATGGTTTTCTGCATCACCGAAATCCATTTGAAAGGGGTTACCTACATATAAAATAGTACCACTACCGTATGTTTTCTCATGTCTTGTATGAAAGTGACCTGAAATAATTAAATCAGATTTCTTAAGTAAATCTTTTACTTTTACCCCCTCCTCACATACCTTAAAACCAGTCATTTTAAATGTCTCAATTTCAAAGTGACCAAATATAACATCACTTTCTTCTATTTGTGATGTGGAAGTATTCCACGGGCATAAAGATATCTTACGATCAAACGCTTCAAATGTTTGGTATTGGTCTAAGATTGTAACGTTCTTTCTATTTTTAAAAATAGAAATAGAATTTACATCCGTTCTATGTTTATAATAAATATCATGATTACCTGTAATAGCTATCAGGTTGAAGTCTGATAGAATATCTAAAATATCTGCTGATATCTGTAATGTACTTACAGAAATTTCACTTCGATTATGATGCCAATCACCACAGAAAATAATATCCTTAATATTATTTTTAATACATTCTTCCTTAAACCAATTCGTCCACTCAATGGCATAATTATGCCAGTCACTACTGTTAGAGTGTACACCTAGGTGCAAGTCGGAAAATATAGCTATTTTAGGCTTATGTAACTTAGGAATCATCGTCATCTAAAGGCTTAACATAAACATGACCATGTGTATTGTTTGGGTCTGTCATAAGCTCTTCATAAACCTTCTCTTTATAGTCGCAGATAGCTTGATGATGTTTCTTTTCCTTTTTAATCCTGTTAATAAAAGCGTGATATGCAATTGTAGTGAAGTAAGAGAAGGGATTTGATCCAGTTTCAAACTTATACTTTTTATATTTAAGAGCAGCATACATCTTAATAAGAGCATCACCAATCATATCATCTTTATACGAATAATTAATGAATGATGCATTATAACTCAGACCATATGCTATCTTTTTAATATTTTCAGCCAAGTCATCAGTCAATTTATCCGAATCATAGTATTTTTGTAGTGATTCTTTAAACTCTTTAGGTTTAATATAATATTCAGCTTTTTTATCTTTAGACATTTAATTTATTATATAGTAGGTTAACAGTTAATCAACTTAAAAAGGCTTTACTTGTACCTCTTTGTATTGGATCTTCTCTTTTTCGTAAATAGTCTTCCTCTTTTCACAGTGTCTCTTACCATATGGTAGGTTATCACATACATCCATGATGATTAGCTTGTCTTTTGTCTCATGTTTACGCAATCCACGACCAATAGACTGTACTGTTCGTATAAATGACTTACCACCTGCAGCAAATATAATGTTATGCAGGTTTTTAATGTTAATACCAGTAGAAAAGATAGCACTTATAGCAATACATACAACATTATCATGGTTTTCCATGATCTGCTTAATTCTCTCACGCTCATCTACTGCAATTGAACCTTGGATGAAGTAAACCTGCTTATTCTCCACTTTTTCTAAATATTCTTGTAAAATCTCACCATGTTTAATGTGATTTACTAAAACAAGTATGTTGTTTGGTAGTTTACTGCACAGTTTTGTTAAAAAGTTATTACGGTCTGCATTTTCATACACGAAATCAAGCTCTTCACGGTATCTATTGTTAGTTACATAGTTAATTCGTTGTGTATAGCTGAGTTCTAACACTTTAACATTAACATTTGCAAGGTGATCCTCAAGTCTCAACTCATAACTCGTCTTTTCATACACAACTGGTCCGAGTTTACCTATGATTGACCACTTATCCAATTGATTCTCAGGTAATGTACCAGTAAAACCATACTTATTATGTGTTTTAATCTTCTGTACTATCTTTGATATCTTATTACCACTAGTTATTTTATGGCACTCATCAACTACTAGTAGGTCAATATACTTTAACCAGTCATTATCCTCAAACCTACTCTGTATGATACCAATATTAGCAATAATTACATTAGCAGTTAGGTCTGGTTTATGCTTACCTGTCCATTTAGTAACCTTAAATGTAGATCCACAGTCAATAAACTCATCATACGTCTGAGCTACCAGTCCTAGATCGGGAACAAGCATTAAACACTTAAATGTATCCGTATCTGGTGAGTTAACAAAGTAGTTCTCAATTAAAGCTGCAGTAATAAAGGTCTTACCTGCACCTGTACCTAATACACAAGTACCTCTACCCAGTCTCAATGCCTTACCAACAACATCTTCCTGATAATCTCTCAGTTTGAAGTTAAAGTGGTCGCATAACTTAACATCTAAACCTACTTTAAGTGCCTTCTCGAGTGCTTTAGTAGTAGTTATATCAGTATTGATCTGCTCCTTAATAAGAAACTTACGAATCTCCCAATATATACCTAACTCACACGTACCTGTACCAGTTATTACATACTTACGTGTTGGTGCAAACCTATTATATCTACGCGCAAACCTCGCTCCATCATTCTCAACACTAAAATGCTCACGTATCTGATCAAAAAGATCCGAATCATCTGTTTTTACTACTAACCTATTCGTGGGGCGTCTGTAATCAAACTCTATCATATTAAAGCATTTCGAGCTTATTAATTTCAACAATATTTTTTAAGTCAAAACTCATTGATGATAAAACCTTCTCACATTTTTCTAGATATTCTACAATAACTGTATATTCATTAATACTCTCTGTAAGTTGAACTACGGAGTCATGTCTTTCTGCATGCTGTTCTGCAGTTGATAAGCTTATCTTTACAGGAGAATCAGCAATTACCTTCTTAGTAAGCTCTTTCTTAAGTCTTTTTTTCTTAGCAATAAGAATATTCTTCTCTACCTTAGCATCCATTAACCTAGCTACCCAAAAATGCTTACGTGCTGGTAGTCTCATTTGAACCTCTTTGAGATTGAAATCATCTACAACTAGATCTTTACCGATTTCATCTATATATTTCTGAAGCAATTTCACAATATAATAATAAATACTATTATGCCAAAGTCAATAGGTAAGTTTGAAAAATGTTTTTTTAATATTTTAGAGGAAGATATGATGTCTGTAGATGTTGTTGGTAGTTCAGAAGGTCTTGAAGGTGGCTCAGTAGGTAATACAGATTCGTATGCACCTGGTGATCAAAGAATACCAAAGTCTGTCTTCGGAGGTGCACTTACAAGGGGTGGTAAGGTTAAGTGTAAGAAGTGCAAGGAGGATAAGAAGTGTAAGGAATGTGAAGAAGCAGAAGAAGAGACTAAATAATTATATGAGAACGTTTCTGAAAAATAATATTATGACGTCTGACTTGAAGTTAGATCGTGTTGAGCAATTTGATGAAAGAAGCAGAGGCTATTCGATTGGCTCTATTAGAACAACGCGTAAGCTTAGGTCATATACATGGAGATGTAATGATTGGTTCGATCAAGGTACCGAGGGAGCGTGTGTTGGCTTTGCTTTAGGGCATGAGCTAGCAGCAAGACCTGCAGAAGTAAAAGGATTAAATTATGACTTCCTGGTTGAAAATGTATATTGGGAAGCGCAGAAGTCAGATCCATGGCATGGTGGATCCTATCCAGGTGCAGTACCTGTCTATCACGGTACAAGTGTATTAGCTGGTGTTAAAAGAATTAAAGAGCTTGGTTATATTAAAGAATATAGGTGGGCGTTTAATATTGATGATGTATTATATGGCATCGGTCACAATGGACCTGCAGTACTTGGAATTCCATGGCACAATGATATGTACTATCCAGATGATAAAGGATTTATTAGACCAACTGGTGATGTAGTTGGTGGGCATGCTATTCTTGCGAGGGCAGTTAATGTTAAGAAGGGTTATGTTACACTGAGAAACTCATGGGGTAAAGACTGGGGTAAAGATGGTGACTGTTATATTACATTTGAAGATTTAGAAAAGCTACTTAAAAATAGAGGCGAGGCTTGTTTCCTTATGAGAAGGAAGTCGAAAGTATCATGAGCGAAGAAACAGAAACAAAAGAATGTAAGTGTGAGTGTAAGTCTAGCTTCTTACAAGATAATGTAATGTCTAGACTTAAGCAAGAGAGTACTTGGCGTGGTATTATTACTGTTGCAACATTACTCGGTTGGAGATTAGCTCCAGATCAAGCGGAGGCTATTATAACTGCAGGTGCTTCATTGGTAGGTACTATTAATATACTTAAAAAAGATTAATGGATGATACTGGACATTGGGAGTGCTCTATTATTAATGAGAGTACAGAAATCCCATTTGGTTTTATCTACTTAATAACAAACAAGACTACCAATAAAAAGTATATTGGTAAGAAGCAGTGCCTTACTGTTAAGAAAAGAGCACCACTAAAGGGTAAGAAAAACAAAAGACACGAGACAGTTGAGACTGACTGGAAGGTCTATACATCATCCTCTAGACAATTAAATGAGGATATTGATAAGCTCGGTAAAGACAATTTTACCTTTGAAATAGTGATGTTTTGTGATTCTAAGTGGCAATTGGCATATGAAGAGACTAAAATACAATTTGAGAAGGAGGTACTCTTAAGAGATGACTACTATAACGGAATCATTAACTGCAGAATTGGTAAAAGAAAGCAGACAGCTATACGACCAAAAGCGTGATATAGTATTTGTCAATCTTAATAGCTATCTTACTGACTCATTTAGTGAGTACCTTCTCTATATCACCGAGAATGAGCTTAAATTAACTCGGAAAGAGAAGAATAAGTTAGGCATCCATTTTATTATTAAGCAGTTGTTAAGTGCTGTTAAGTCAACAAACAAAAAGAAGTGGTTCTACTATAAGGTTCGTGAGGATACAGAAGAATCCAAGCTTGTAAAAAGAATATTTGGTGCACTACCAACCAATATAATGTATGGTAGCTGTGACTGGCATGAGTTCATAAAGGAACTTGACTATAATGTATATAAGAAGAAAGATGGTGCTAGTGTATCCTTTCAGAAATTTAGACAATTTTTGAAAAGATATGAACTGCAGCAGCTTGAAAGAGAGTTTTTAGGAGATATAAATGTAAAACTCTCACTACTTCCATAAATATATACATGAGTGAAAAGTTTCTAGAGCAGGTAGAGTCGTTAATGCCAGACGACGCGTTAGATAATATTATTGAGGGTAAGCGTGCACTACAGCGCTTTTTATCTACTAAAGGTGTTAAGAATGTTACTGTTAAACAGTTTAAGGATGAGATGACCTTTACTTTAGACGATGGTTCACATGTTGTTGTAGAAGTGACAGACTATAAAAAAGTAGATGCACTAGAAGATAATGAGGTTATTACCCCAGATGAAAAAAACGCTTTAGATGCTGCATCAAATCTTGTTAACGACCCACGTAGGAGATCGTTTCAAAAAGACCCAAAGAAAGAACTTGAGCGTGCGTTAGGAGATATGTATAAAGGCGTTGCCAAAAAAGTAAAATCAGTTGCTAAAAAAATGAAGTAAAAATATGAAAACTCTAAAATTAATTGAACAATACAAAACTCTTCTAGAGCAGGATGCGGAAGAGGTAGGAGCATCTGTTGATGCTACTGATGTAACCGAACAGCCAGAAGAAGTACCAACTCCACTAACTGCAGAAGGTGAGAGGTATCTAGTTGACTTGCTTGTTAAGGCTTTCTTGCATGTACCAGACGAAAGCGAAGGTAAGATTGTTAAGGAGCTTCAAGCAACTATGCTTGATAGTAATCCGAAAGATGTTGCTGAGTCAATTGAAAGCATGCTGGAGCTTAGTGTTAATGATACTAAAAAGACTTTAGGCCTTACAACAGACATTAATTAAAATGAGATACGGTAAAAAAGCATTGGAAGATTTATATAGTGGTGTTGCAGGTAAGTCTGTACAATCTAGGAAGCATTTGGAGGTGCTTGGGGAGGGGACAGCGCAGGAGCACAATATACCAGAACGAGCGCATGTAGGTTATAAGGATCCTGAGACAGGCCAGTGGAGTTTCGCACGCGCATCGCAGAAATTTATTAATGATATTATAAAACCAAATATGGATTATGCAGAGGCTGGTTCATATATGCGCGCTATACTGAAGCGTGGTCAGGAGGCGGGAATAATTGGTAAAGGTGAAACAATAAATAGTGAAAAGACAAAATTATTATATGGATATGTACGTGACTCGGTAGGTGAGAGTAATGTAGAGGCTGTTATAAATAAGTTACCTGAATCAGCTGCTCAAGAGGCACTTATTGCAAATCTAAACGGAGGAAATTTTTACGATATAGCTAATAACGCTCTTGGTGGAACTAACTTCAAGTATAATAAAGCCTTGGATATTATGCGTCCTGCAGATGAAGATGCAAAAACGCGTGGAGCTGCTGGACCAGGTGAAGCTCTATTGGCATTTTTATTTAACGGGGAAAAGCCTGGTAAGGCTGGTGATTTAAAGTTAGGTGACAATCTAATCGAGCTTAAAAAAATTGGTGGTCGAATAGCTAAAAAGGTATCCAAATCTACTATAACCGATTTTACTTCAAAGTTTTATGATTTAGGGGCTAGTGCTAATGTTGCAGGTAGTCTTAATGACAAAGGTAAAGCGTTTGTGGAGAGTTTAAATGAAAATATAACCCTAGGTCAGTTTCTCGTAGAGAGTAGTGGAGTGCAGGGTGTTAATCCAGAGAGTGAAGGTATCTTTGGTCAATCAGCAAAGAGCTTTTTACAAGAAAACAATAAAGCTGGAAGGCATAAACGAGGCGGGTCTCTATTTTCTACCCTCATCCAGTGGGTAGCTATTATACATTTAAAATCTTATTATAATGCTGTACTTAAAAGTCAAAACGTAAAGTACTTAATTGTATTTGAGCCGAATGGTAATTACGCTGGATTTTCCATGGACATTATTGCGAATAATAATATTGCTGGTGTTCAGAGGAACTTACCAGAGAGAATATTTTTCGGGCCTAAGAATGATGAGGGTGGTTATCAGATATATATTTAACAATTATGAAAAATTTTAAACAATATTATGAGGCATATAGCCTCCTAGAAGAAAAAGCAGCAAACACGCACCTTACTCACTTGGAAGAGTTAGTTCTCACAAAGGGTAAGGATGGTTATGCAACTGCTAGAGGATTCCTCACTGACTTACTGTCACATCTACAAGGTAAGAGTAAGAGAAAGATTGGTACCACTGTTAAATGGGACGGAGCTCCTGCAATCTTCTGCGGTATTCATCCTGAGACTAAAAGATTCTTTGTAGGTACTAAATCAATCTTCAATAAAGAGCCTAAAATTAACTATGATGATCAAGATGTAGAGATCAATCATGGACATGCTCCTGGTTTAGCTGATAAACTTAAGAAGGCTCTTAAGCATCTTCCGAAGCTTGGTATTAGAAACATCATGCAAGGTGACTTTATGTTTGATTCATCAACAATCCAAAAAGAAGAGATTGATGGTGTTCCACATTATACCTTTATGCCAAATACTATCAAGTATGCTGTTGAAGTTGACAGTAAGCTTGGTAAGGAGTTATCGAACTCTGTCTTTGGTATTATTTTCCATACTGAGTATAGTGACTTAAACAGTAGCGCGTCTTTTGGTGCAAAGGTTAATAAGCTTAAAAAGGCACCTGGTGTATGGTTTGATGATGCTTTCTTCAAAGATGATACCGGTGTTGTTACATTAGCTACAGATGAAGCGAAGCAAGTTAGAGATTATATTAAGACTGCTGATTCAATTAAGGTTAATTACAAAAACATCCCTTCTGATCTTCTTAACATCTATATTAACACAGAGATTCGCGAAGGTAAGTTCCTTGAGAATCCAGAAGAGTCCTACAACAATCTTATCACATGGTTTAAATCTAGAATGGCTAAAGAGATTGATAAGAGAAAGAGTAAGAGGGGTAAGCAGAGTATTGAAGAGAGTTTCAAAATGAAGTTAGCTAACATCGAAAAGGAACAAGGCAATATTATTAACTTGTTCAAAGTGTCAAAGCTTCTTTCACAAGCAAAGCAGATGTTTATTAACAAATATAATACTGCTGTATACACAACAAAGCACTTTGTTGATAATGGTGATGGTACACTTAAAGTAACAGCACCTGAGGGCTATGTTGCCGTTTCAAGGGACGGTGGCGCAGTTAAGCTTGTTGATAGACTAGAGTTTAGTAGAGCTAACTTTGCAAAAGATAAACCAGGTTCATGATTACATTTAAGGAATATTTTGAAGGTGAGGAAACTCACGAAACAGTAGCCCTGCTACCTGGTGGGTATAAACCACCAACTAAGGGACACTTTAATGCATTTAAATATATACTTCAGGATGCTGATAAAGGTGTTATCTTAATTGGCAAGAAAGAGCGTGATGGTATTACTGCTGACCAGGCAAGAGACATTTGGGAGGTATATGCCAAGTATCTAGGTAAGCCTATTGAAGTAGCTATCGCAGGTATTACTCCAGTTAGATCAGTATACGAATTTGCTGATGATAACAAGGATATCAAGATTATTGTTGGTGCTGGTGACAAGGATGAAGATGTACAGAGATATTCGTACTTTGAAAAGAATATCGATAAGTATCCGTTAGTTCAGGTAGTTAAAATACCAATGCAGTCAGAAGGTATATCAGGCACACAAACACGTGCTATGATTGCTGATGATGTTAGTACAGCAGTTGACCACTTTACACCAGAAGAGATTAACCAGACTGATAAAGATATCATAAAAGATATACTCTCAGCCTAAATAATATTATGAGGAATAATCCTAAACTAGATCTTATTGCAGAAGCTTACATGGATAATG